CAAAAAGTGTAATGAGAACAACATTGATTTAAGTGAAGTTCAAGCATGCCTGATTACCCATTCACACCAAGACCATTGTAAAAGTGCGAGGGAACTTACAAGACTAAACATACCTTTATTCGCTCACAAAAGCACATTAGAGGCACTTAACCTTAAAGGTAATGTAATCGAGCCAAGACAAAAGTTTCGTGTCGCAAACGGGCTATTTGGAATGTGCTTTGATGTCGAGCATGATGTCGAGGGAAGCGTGGGCTATATCTTAAAAACTGCTACCGAATGTGTAATCTTCATCATAGACCACAAGAGATTTACTACAAATATATCTCATTTCAAACCCGATTATGTGTTCATCGAATGTAATTACGACCATAAAGTTGTTTACGCTCAATATAACGAACTCAAAAAAAGGAATGAAGTATTGTTGCCCGATGATGAGGAAAAGCGTGAAAACAATATCAAACTCAAACAAATGGAAAGAAACATTAACTCTCATGCGAGTTTGAGGGGAACGGAAAAAGGACTAGCCAAAATGGACTTATCGAATTGTAAGGGTATCTTCCTAACACATTTAAGCGATAGATATGCGAACGAATACAAAATGAAAAACGAAATACAAGCCATGTTTGGCGTAAAGACTTATGTGGCAGGAAGAAATGGAGGGCTTAAATAATGGCAAATAGAAGAATGTTTAGTTTAGACATAGTAGATAGCGATAGTTTCTTATCAATGCCATCTACAACCCAAAATCTTTATTTTCATTTAGGAATGAGGGCTGATGATGATGGTGTCATTGATAACCCAAACGCAATAAAGCGTGTAGTTGGCGCAACCGATGATGATTTAAGAATACTTATTGCCAAAAAGTTTGTCATACCATTTGAGGAAAACGGCTTAATTATTATTAAGCATTGGCTAATTCACAACACAATAAGGAAAGATAGGTATGTTGCTTCTAAATATCAAGAGCAAGTGCAAATGCTTAATCTCGATGAAAATGGTGCTTATACATTGTTGCCAAGTGAAAGTGTTGGCGAATTACCCCAAGTTGCTACTCAAACAAAAGAAAAGAAACAATTAGAGGGTGCGAGAAAAACGAGATACGAAGCGATGAAAGATAGCGAGTTGCCTTATTCTTTTACTTACAAAATTAGGCAAGCGTTTAATGGCAAAGAATGTCCTATATGTCATTGTAAGATGAGCATGTCTAACGATAGAACAATGCCGACCATTCAACATAACATACCTATTTCTCTTGGTGGAAAACACGAACTTACAAATATATCTATTATTTGTAGAAGTTGTAATACTTCAATACAAAATAGGCAAATTACCGATAAGTTGAATAACGATGAAGTTGTCAAGGTTTGGGAATGTATCGGGAATGGAAACCAAAGATAAGTAAAGATAAGTTAAGTTAAGAGAATATATACCAAGATATAAATTATTACATATTCAAAATCGTGGTATCGAAAAAGAAGTAGAAAGGCGAGCGTGAATTACATATATGAAGTTATTAACTATACCAAATTATTTAGACATAAAGGTAATTAACTACATTAATAGAATAGTCGAAACGACAAACGAAAACGATTTTAGCGAAGAACGATTTAACGAATGGTTAATCGAAGTGGAAGTCGAAAGTAAGGCAAACCCAAGTGCCTATATAAGAAGTTGCTTTAAGACCGAATTAGAAAAAGGAACATTTAGACCAAGAGCAAAAGTGGAATACATACCTAATACACAAGACCTAATCAACCAAATGCGTATTAAGGGTATATGTGTTCTAGCCGATGAGAGTGTGTGGGTAAGCGTGTTATATAAATACCTGCTCAACGAGAAGCATGTTGATAGTGCGACATGTAAAAAACTCAACCAAAGCATACTTAACTTTATGGAAACCAAGTGTTTCAAAGAATACAAAGAGTTGGTTATGAACTCAAACACCTTAAAGCCATACGACATTAATTGGGAATATATCGAAGCGGAAACGAAAGCCGAGATTAATAAATGGAACGCCATGCTAGATGACCTAGAAAGTGAGGAATGATATGACCGAGAAACAAAGAAACTTCATTTTATACCTAGACACTCTATGCGTTGAGCGTGGACTAAAAATACGAGCGAGCGATGAAAACCTGCTCGGCAAAGATTGGTTTAAGCAATACAAGAACTATACGCCTCAATACACAAGCGAGGTTGTTGATACATTAAAGACCGCATTAGGAATGGAAATTACGAAGAAAGAGAGGAAAAAGAAATGATAGAAATTGATAGAGTAGCATTTGTATTTATTTGTATATTAGCGGGGGTTGGCGCAATTATATTAGCCCTCATCTTCGTATATATCGTAGCGGGAATACTTGACCTAACTTACCATCAAAGGCATAAAGAAAAAGACAATAACTGCCCTGATTACATTGATAGAGAGGACAACGATAAATGAAATATAACGAAAAAGACTTTGAGAATGTCGCCAAAGGCAAAGCCGATATAGATGAAATAGCCGAGTTCTATGGTGTATCAAGGGAAAACCTACGCAAAGCGATGAATAGAAAAGGTTATTACCTACGAAAAACTCGTATAAAAATCGTGTCGCCATCGAAAACAAAAGTCGTAAAGTCGATAAGTTCTTGCGCCTATGAACTAAAAGTTAGCGAGAGAACAATTAGAAACGCCCTTAAAGGCGAACGAGTAAAACTCTTTGAAGAACTTGGTATCAAGTTAGAGGTAGTGGAATGACACCCCTAGAAGCGTTTGAAATCATAACCACATTCTCGGTGGATAAAGATGGAAAAATACATATCAAAGATATGAAACAATATTTAGAAGCGTGCGACATCGTTGAGGAGGCATTGAAGCGTGAAATACATTAGAACAAAAGATAGAGTAGTTGAGTTTAACATCATAAGAAAACTAAATGAAACCACCTATGAAATAGAGGGTATTAAAGACCACTATGTTCATAAAGAAGAAATAATCGCCCAAGCCGACACTATTGAAGAATTGTGCGATAAGTTTGTGGTGATTATTCCAACCGAAAAACCAGATTTTGTGATTGATTTTGCGAAGAATAGGCAAACTTTTGTTATGGCGGAATTAGATGTTTATGGTGCTATTTGGACTGAATGGGGTTTGAAATATGTTGCTCGTATGAACTCAAAGGGGGTTTTGGAATTGTTGTGAAAATCAAATATAAAAAATGGAAACTAATATTAAGGTGGTATAAGCATAGAAAAATCATAGAAACGAAAACAACTCGTAGAAGAATAGTGAGGAAGAAAAAATGAAACAATTAGAGCGTTTGAAAAAAATATTAGAAGAAGATAACAACACATACACAATGAAAGAAATTATGACTACATTTGCGATGTTCTTTAATGGCTATGATAAGCATAGCGAAACTTGTAAGCGTATTAAATCTAAAATTACAAAGGAAGAATGGAACTCGCTTATTAATGGAATTACAATGTCGTTCTTTATGTCTTTACACGCTAGTAAATTATCCGTTGAGGAAGCACTAAAACTCACTGATACGGAGGGCTTATTAGGTATAGGCGTTGCGGAGGTAGAAATTGATGACTAAAAAAGAAATACAACTCATTATTGATTTAATTATTTACCTAGATGTGAAGTTGAACTCAAAAGAGGACATCTACATTAACAATAATTTTTTAGATAGTGCGATGATAACAAATAATTTAGCGAGCAAACACAAAGATTTTACACAACCAAGCAAAAGACAAGAATTGATTAGAAACATAATTAAGAAGTTGGAGAAATTACAATGATTATCCCAAAGTTTATCTATGAAAGAATGATAGAAATTGAAAAAGAAAAGTCATACGAACAAGGTTATAAAGCGTGTATCGAAAGTTTGAAATGGCAAATAATAATTTTCCCAAGAGAGTTTAGAGAAGAACTTAATAAAATGCTTGATGAAATGCTTAAATCACTTTACGAGTTTCGACCTAAAAGGAAAAGAAAATTATGAGCATGAAAAAATTAAAAAACACAACACATTCATTAGTGCGAACAAGAGAACGCTTTGGCATGACTACTTCACAAGCGAAGAAGTTGATTAGAAATGCCTACTTATATGGTATTTCGCCCGATAAATTGGAAGATGAAACATTAAAGGTTAAATACCTAAACAAACAAAATCGCACTCGCAAAAGAATAAAGATTTATGAGAACAAAGTGTTTGTGTTTTGTAAAAACTCTACCAAGTGTATAACGATATATCCATTCGACAAAAAGGAGGGAACAAACAATGACTAAATACGATGAAACACAATTAAAAAAACACCCTAAAAGAAACAGGGAACAAAACAAAGTAATGAAACAAATGATACATCAACTAGACTTAATGTTTGGCGAGAATAATTCGGGTATGTTTCTTGCGATGATACTTGACGGCTTAAATCGAATGATGAAAAAGGAAACGCCAAGTGAATATATTAACTTACGAACTATCGAAATTAGATTTAATGAAATCTACTCGGTAAAACTTGATTGCGAAACGGGGAAATACATAGATGAATAAGCAAAATAGAATAGTAATGGTTGTCGCAATAACTTTAATGGCTATTGGTTTTATATTTGGTTGTATATGTGTGTTTTGGTCTATTTATGCTTTTGTTAAATATGGAAGCAAACCGATTACCGAAGTGCCTGCTTGGGCTTTGAGATTTATGCTTAACAAGGGGTAATACTTATGAGTAAAGAATTAACACCACTAGAAGCATTAGAAAGAATTAAAAACGCACCCACCATTTATGTTGGTTGCGGAAGTGATATTTACACACGATATTCGTTTGAGTGCAACGAAATTGAAAAAGCACTTAAAGACTACGAAAAGAAAACCAAATTAGCGAAAGAGTATTTAGATGTAAATAATGTTGCCAAAAGACTTATGGCATTAGAGATTATTAAAGAGTTTGCTATCATTGAAAACAACACAATAATTATTCGCATACCAAACCATGAAATAACTGAAAATGGCACTAGGTTTATTGAAGAAAATATGAAGAAGTTTGACTTTTTGAAAGAGGTGCTTGGAAATGAATAGTTTAGAGGCATTGGAAAGAATTAAAAGATTTTCTTTTGTGAAAGATTGCGAAAAAGATGAAGTATCTACTATTGGCGAGTTTTTGCCGAATACAATTAAAAGCATTGAAAAAGACCTCAAAGCATTTGAAATCATTAAAGAGAAAAGAGTTGATGTTAATGACTTATTACTATTTGTTAGTAGAAAAGCATATAACGATTTTGTAATTGCTTGTGATGATAATAAAAAACGAGTTCTCACAAAGCAAGAATATGACCTGCTAAAAGAGGTGCTTGAATTATGACAAAGAACAAAATTATAAAAGAAACCGATACCGATAAACTTAATGCCCTTATCATTGATGATAACAAAAAAGGTTGGGTAGTTAAGCAAATTGCGGTCTATGGTTTAAGACATTCAACATGCTATGCGTTGCTAGAAAAGGAAGAAGCCAACAATGAAAGCGGAAGATAAAGCATATCTAAAAGAGGTAGAAGCCGAACAAAATAGGTCATGGAATAGAAGCGTATTAGCACACATTCGTAAGGTTAGAGAAATCAAAAAACCAAGCCCAATGTTTCCTACGACTATTGAAGAAGCATGTGAAAAATACCTCAATATTTGTGAAGAAGATGGCGTGAAGCCAAGCGTAAGCGGTCTAGCGTTTGCCCTAAAAGTTTCTCGTGCGGTCTTGCTTCAATGGGTTAGTGGCGAGATTAGTGTAGAGTGTGCCGATACCATAAGGACTTACTTTTCAATGATAGAAGTGTTTGATGATACTGCCCTCAAAGAAAACAAAACCAATGCGGTCAGTGGTATCTTCGGTATGAAAAACAACTTTGGCTACAAAGACCAAGTAGAACATAAAATTGTAGATGATAAAGAATTAAGCAACGAAGAAATTGAGCGCAAATACCTACAACAACACAAGATACTTAAAGGCGAAATCAAAGAAATAGAAGTCGTGGAAGCCGAAATAGAGAAGCATGATGATAAATAACCCTTATTCAAAACAAACGAATTAAGGCACAAAAAAAGAGCGAGTGAATAAATACTCGCCTTTTTTATTAAAGTGTCGCATACGGGCTAAAAGCCACAAAAAAAGCAAGGTCTATGCCTTGCGGGTGGTATCTCCAAGCAGATGAGTAAGTCCTGCGTTTCCTTTTTAGAGGCGTGAATACTCACTTTTCACTTTTGGTTAGCCACTCATGTATTTAATATTTTACCACAAAAAAGAGCATAAAAAAAGAGGTCAACCTTTCGGTCAACCCCTTTCAATAATAGCGTTTTCCATTTCAACTTCGGGCAAAGCAACTTGTGTATGTTGTTCATCAAGCCCCAACTTGACTATCATATCGCCTTTGCCTTTTAAGATTTCCGCCCCTTTGTGTCCTAAAACCACAATACTTTCTATGCTTGTAGCAGTTTTCAAACACATACGATAAGGTATGTTCGCACGAATAAGAGGACTAAAAATATCGGCTTTTGGGTATTGTGTCGCCAATACTAAATGTATGCCACACGCTCTACCTTTTTGAGCAAGTCTAACAAGTATTGTTTCAACCTCATTTTTAGCGGTCAACATTAAATCGGCTAATTCATCAATAACAACGAATATATCGTGGTCGCCCATAGTGTCTTTTAACTTATAGCGTTTCGCCATTAAATCTTCTACGCCACGAAGCCATTGTTTTGCCTCAAATGAATTATCGCAAAAGTGAACGCATTTTTTGTTCGCATAAGGTCTAAACTCGCTACCTTTCATATCAATAATAAGCAACTCAACCTTTCGCTTTCCGTGTGTCGCCAAAAGATTAACAATAATGTTATGAAGCAAGATAGATTTACCACTTCCTGTTGTGCCTGCTACCAATAAGTGTGGGCTTTTTTCAAAATCAAGTTCAACAATATCGTTCTTATCATCTCTACCGATAAGCATTTTCTTAAAGTCAAACTCATTCAAAAGTTCATACAACGATAAAGATTTATTTTCATCATTACTCACAAAGATAGAGTAGTGGGTTTCTTTTGTTTCCTTAAAGGTCATACCAATACGATAAACCACGCCTAATTTCTCAACTGCCTTTTTTAACCCTGTTTTATCATAGTCTAGTGGGTTTACTAGGTCAAAGAAGTAGGTATCGCCTAATGGACTATTGAAGCCCTTAATGAATGTGCTTTGAAAACCACAAGCCCCCATATCGTTTGCTAAATTAGTGCCGTTTTCTTCAATTCTTTCGTTCATTTTTGCCCTCGCTTTCTTTCATTATAACATGCTTGTATTGTTCACAATACTTCATTTCTCTTTCCCATGCCTTACCACCCTCTTTTAGTCGCATAGCATAGGTATAATGTTTCTTAAATAATCGCTTCGCTTTTTGTTCGGTCATAAATCACTCGCACTAACAACACAATTCATGTCGCCAAACTCATCTATAACTTGTGCGCCCTTTCCAAACCAACATAAGCGACCACCAATAAAACTAAACCAAATAGGTGTAGTGGGGTGTATCCAACCATACTTTTGTCTTTCTTTCTTCCAAAAACTAATCTTTGCGTATTCATCTCTATACGCTTGGTTGCTTACTAAAATATCATAAATATCATACTTGTTAAGCCACTCAACAAATTGTTTCATATCGGTAGCGTTCTCAACCTTAACCACCGACTGACCGCTTAAAAAATTAATTAAATTGTCGTTCATAATGCGCTCGCTTTCTTATACCCATTCTTAATAAGTTCTAGTTCTAAATCTCTCAACGCCATAGCGGTATCTAAATGAAGCATACTGCTACCTGTTCCGTTAAATGTAATATATTCTTTCGTTTCGGTATCAAACACAAGACAACTGCTTGTTCTACCGCCCTTAAATCGTAATCTCATACTCTTTTTCTACCGCCTTGTCTAATTGTTGTAAAAGTGTTTTTCCTTTTTTTGTTCTAAAATCAATTTTTATTCCGTAATAGTCCTTAATAAGTTCAATGGTTTCTCGTTGTGATAAACCCCTGTCTATAATGTCGTAAACTATATCGTTAAATAATTCTTTCTTCATTATTTCTTTTCCTTTCTAACCCAACAATTTCGTAGTTCGTTTGTAATATCATTAATAAATCTAATCGGCATATAGTTTTCCATAAGCCACTCATCATCTTTCAAAAGAAGCGGGTAGTCTTTCGTGCCTAAAACCTTTCGCCATAGATATAACAACTCTCTATATGTGTGCTTATTAAAATATAAATATGCCATAGTCTATGCTTCCTCAATGCTTCCTAAATTGAATAAGATACCAAACACAACTTCGCCATTCTCATCTTTGCGTTGTATCGGCTCAAAAGAGTAAAGTTCGTAAGAGTGGTTGCTCGCCCACTCTCTCGCTTCATAAATGCTTAAACCTTTGGCTACGCAGTCATAATCTTTGCTATCGCAGTCATAAAGGTCAATAACGCAGTCATCTTGTGTGTAATCTAATAAATCATCTAAATCAAACATAATCTCTCTCGCTTTCTAATAACCATAAACAAGTTTTAACTCAATATTGTAAAGCCATTGTATGCGCTCTAAAAACTCGCTATCGGTTGCTTCTTTTAACCATTGATAATTGGCTTCATCGCCTAATTCTTTTCTATCATTCAACGCCCATTCACGCCATGCGCCAAGCGTTGTTCTTTTGCCTACCAAATTACTTTGGTCGCCATGTTCGTTGTCTTTAACACATAAATATCTAGGTATTTTCATGCTCAATATTCCTCACATTCATCATCTAGCGGGTTTTCCAAATCAATAAAACCCTTTGGTGTCATCAATACATAGGTAGCACCCCTTAAAAAATAGGTGTTGGAAGCCATACTCACTTCGGCTACCCCACCATAAGTTTCTTCATAATTGTCTATGAAGCGTTGTAATAATTCTTTTAATTCTCTAATAGTCATTTTAATTTAATTTCCTTTCCTGTTTGGCTAAAAAACATGCCCATATCGGCTAATAATTGAATTGCTTTTATCTCGCTTTTGTAATCACTAAAAAGCAAAGTGTTTCCTTGTCTTTCGTATTTAATGTTTTGCTTCTCACAAGCACTAAAAAACTCTTTCAAATCGTTTGTGTCGTTCATCGTATTACCCCTTAAATACTTTCTTACAATTTTCAAAGCACCAACCCTCTTTGTTGTGCCTAAACTTAACCCTGTGTTCAACGATTTCTCTAATGCGTTCTTTACCAACAAAGCGAACATGTTTTGCTTCTAGTCCATAGCCGTTTTCAGTCCACAAAATATCTCTTGTCTTTAAGATTTCTTGTGTAATAATGTCTATCAAACTTTCTTCGGTAAAGTTAAAGTAGCGTTCATCATTATCTAGGTAGTGGTTTTCTTCGCCCCCTACATAGTCGTTGTATAACTTATCAACCGCCCATTTAACCAAACGCTCGTTGTCGTTCTTATAAAAACTTTCTTTCTTCGCTTCCATAACTAAACTCTTACCCCCATAAGTTCTAACGCATAACCCGTTAGTTCATCATCATCGTTCTCGCCTATGGTTAATAAATACGGGAAGTGGTTAGTATCATCTTCATCATAAACTTTTTCAATAGTCCACACTTCGTTTATGTGTGATTTTAGATAATTGATACAATAATCTTCTTCAAACATATCTATATATGCTTGCTTTTGTTGTTTGTTCAAAATAATCGCCATAACTAATAAGCCCCCATAACAACCTTTTCTAACTTATTTAATCTTTCCATATTGAAGCAACTAATATTGCCCTTAATCAACCTAATAGTAGTGGTTTTGTTGCTATATTCTAGGTAGGTATCATCTACTAACTTCATGTTGTTGTAAATGTTCGCTATCTTGTCGCATTTTCTAACCGCCTGCTCTAAATCTTTCCTAAATGATAAGTTCTCGGTCTTTAACCAAAGTAGTGGTCGCATAATGTCGCTATAAATCTCATCATCAACCACTAATTCTCTATATGTTTTCATCATCTTGTCGCATGTATCATCGTATAACTCTTGGTCGCTCAAAATGTCGCTTATAAACTTAAATCTTCTCGCTTTCATAATTGCCCCCTAACAAATGCCGTTTTCTCTAAACTCTTTAAGAAGTCCATAGCGTTTACCTAATCGCTCAAAATATGAAGTCATTTCAAATAATTCGCCATAAGATAAACAACGCTCGCTTGTTTCTAATTGATAGTCTATTGCTTGTTGCCTAACTTCTTCTTTTTTAACTTGGTAGT